ATTAAGCGGCATCTTTTTCTCCTCTACAATTCCAGAATATTCTAGAAGTATTTATAATTTCCTACTTCTTTAACTATCGATATTCCCACATATAAGATCTGTCTCCGTATTCATCTACATTCCATATTTCCATAGACTCTATAGAATTGGTATTTGCCGCTACTAACCATCTATCACCAGTTTCCTTTTCTACAAAAATATCCAAATCGTCTAATCCATCAGATATAAATCCAAAAGGAGACATATCCTGTTCGATTTGATTTTTTTGTTCCTCATAGATTCTTTTACGAACATCATTGTCCGTCATTTCTTTGAAATAATCTTGAGCAACTAACCAAGAAAAAATTACCAAGCACATTGCTAGGTCATCATTACAACCCTCCTCTGCTTCAAACGAGTTGTGCCTTTGGGCAAAAGTAGTTAGTTCGGAAATAATATCATAGTCTACGGTAAGTAATTTATCATCTTCTAGAAGAGTCTTTAAGTTAGAGCATCCCAACTTTTTGACAGCAGCAGTCATTCTGACTCCTAGTTGAGATTTCTTACCACTAAATCCAGATCCTACAATCTGCCCTGCTCTTCCTCTCATAGCACACATTAAGACATTATCATACTCAAGATCAAAGTGGAGAATACTTGCGACTTGATCTCCAATATCATTAACCTCAATTAGTAACCAAGCTTCATTATATCCTTTTGATACTTCATGAATAATGCTTGGAAATAGCATTGGTTTAATTTCATTATTCCTGTATTTTGCTACTACTTTATATGGAAAATTGGTAATGTCGAAAACAATAAACGCCGAATAATCATTTCCCAATCCACGAGCAACGTCAACAGTAATTAAATAATTATTCTCTTCCTTTGGATGCTCATAGACATCAAGACCAGCATTTCGTTTGATTGGATCGTCATAGGCAAGATTTCTTAATTTTGATGGATTAATCAGAGTATTGACAGAACCTAAAAACTCACATTCAAATTCAACTTTAAACTGCTGTTCCGATGTGTTGGCAATTGTCTGTATCTTCCAATTTTCGTCTCTACCAGGAACTTCAGACCAATGGACATCAGTAGGCACATATTCATTTTTGCCACGTTCTGCGTCGTGCCACATACGGTAGAAGTGATTCATACCTCGTGGCGTTGAAACTATAATAACTTTTGTGCTTTGTCCGGAAGAAATAGTAGGATATACGGACGCAAAGAAGTCATCAGCAATATGATTTGGAATAAACGCAAATTCGTCCAAGAAAATGATGTTGTAGGATCCACCACGAACAGCAGATGCTGATGTGGATGCTGCCATAATTTTGGATCCATTTTCTAATTCTAAACTTCCCCTATTCCATTGAAGAACACCTTGTTGCATCCATTTGGGAAGATTCTCATAGGCAAGTTGCAATCTTTGGAGAAGATCTCTTGCGGTTGATGCTTTGTTGGCAAGAATGGCAATATTTACATTATCATTATAAAGAGCATAGTGTAATAGGTAAGAAACCACAGTGGTTGATTTACCCGTCTGTCTAGGCATCTTACAGATATTAAATCTGTTCTTATGGAAATTGCTTACAAGTTTTTCTTGGAATGGATACATTTTAAAAGGAACCAATCCATGATCCAGAGAAACAATTTTGATATAATTTTTAGCAAAATATACGGGGTCTTCTTTACACTTCAAAAATTCAACAATCTGATCCTCAGTCCATTGAATAGTTGTATTTGCTTTCTTAAGATTTGGATTAGAAAGATAAGCGTCTTTCTGATTCAGTTGAATATCTTGAATTGTCATAATTACCTACTAATCTCCTCCCAGTCCAATGAAGCAAAAACATCAGCACCAGCAGAATTAGTAGCACATACAAGTGTTAATTCATAAGGTGTTCCAGTTAATCCATTTCGTTCTAACTGGAACTTAAAGAGTGCTTCTTTAAGAATATCTACTGATGTTGAAGATTGATTTGTTGAACTAAAAAATCCAGATGCTAGTATTCTCCCACCACTTACAGTTCCACCATCAATTTTATATTCAACCGCACTATCTACCCCAGCACTGACCCAAGTTCCTCCAGTTGTAGTTGCAGATGCCCTTACTTGCCAATTATAATCTGGACCGTTTCCTGTTCCCATTAGAGATAATGCAGTCATAATAACAATCGCATCTAATCTATTTGGAGAAGATTTAAGACGAATGGAAATAACTGGATAGAAAGTGCCAGCAGGAGAAGGTAAATCTACTGGTGCTGTAATTGGTGTTTGTACTGCCTGTTGCAATCCACGAAGTTCATAACCACCTTCAGAAATTACAGTAGAACATACTTGTTTGAGAGTGCTTGAACTTGTTGTAATTCCAGTATTTGCAATCTCATATCTCAAAGGTAATGATGCAGTTGTGATATAAGTTGATTGGATAATATTTGCGTGATGGAATGAATGGCAGTGAACAAAGTTTCCATCAATTACAAAACCAACTCTAACAGTTCCAAGTCCCAACCACTCAATATCCATCCAAAGAATTTGTGCTTTGGAAATGTCTAATGTATATCCAGAAACACCAGTTCCATCCAACTTATCAATATTCCATTCTGTTTGTGGAACTACAGTCTCTGTTCCAATTGATAGACTTCTTTCTACAAAACTTACCGATGTGCTTCCAATACCAGAAACTTGGAGATACATTCCATTATCAGCACCAAAGTATCCAACTCTTTGACGCAGATTTGTTTTTGGTGCGTTCATTACAAAGGTGCTCATCACCAATAATGATTTGCCTGGTTGATATGAGAATACCTTCGTGGTTTCTCTAATTGCAGAACATCCAGCAGTAGTTCCAATACCAATATTAATCAAACCTTGTGCAGTTACAAATCCAACTGTAGAACCAGTTCCTACAATCAAACTATCCCAAAGATTATTGTCTCTATACCTGTGAGAACTATCAAATAATGTGAGTGGATTTGATACTCTTGTTCTTCCAAAAGCATCTGCATTTGCTGGAGAAACTGAAAAATTTCCACTTACTGGAATTGGATTTCCAGTATCATTTTTAATTTCAACTTCTGGCATTGTGCCAATATTTACAGTTCCACTAACATTTACTGTATTACCGATACCAGTTACATAAAAACTTGTATTGGATACTGATACTATATTCAGTAAAGAAGAAATACCGACTGGTAAGTATGAAAGATTAAGATTGGTTAATCCAACTCCAATAGGCATATAAGGAGTAGTTAATGTGCTACTTGTTCCTACTTCTATTATATGAGAATGGATAGGATTATCTGGAGTGCTTGTAACAGTCACAATTCCAGGAATAGTAATATCGCCATTAATAGTGATATTAGAAGAACCCAAAGATACTGGAAATGGATTATCTACTGTTACTACGTTGCCATTCTTATTGGCAATCATATTCACTTCAAAAAGGGTTCTTTCCTGATTTAGGAAATCTTGCTCATTTTTATTAAATTGTGCCATTAATCAATCACTCCAGGTTAAACTTTCTGGTCTATATCTTTGTGCGTTCTTAATATTTAAAGAGTTTGATGTTGATGGGTAAATGTTATGAACGATTGCACCAGGATATTCGCCTTGAAGTTGTTCGGCAAGTGCATTTTTGTCCATCATTTTTCCTTCAACTTCCATACGATATAACTTACCTTGCCAAACTACATCGGCAAGAAAAGATTCAGTTGCTTGTTCTGGTTGAGAACTGTTCATATAGAGATTTCCATTAAAATCTCCAGCAATATTGATAGATTCTGATAAAAATTGTTTGAAGGATTTCATTTTAGTTACAGTTCCAACGACGGAGTGCTTTGTTGATTCTTGAATCTGGGTCTCTTGCTGTTTTTGATGAAGTCAATTTTGATTTCATCCCAGACATACGTGAGCAAAATGATTTACGTCTTGATGCTCTTTTACCAGTTGGATTTTTTTCAGTGACTGCAGTTTGAAGTTTTGAACCTGGATTCTCACTGCGATATGCTTTTACCGCAGCAGGACTCAAACCATCAGTTTTATCTTTGCGATTGACTGATTGCCAATCTTCCATAAATTGACTGAAAGTTTTTGACTCCTTTCTAAGTTGTTGTATAGCGTTATCATATCTTTCCCCACCTATACGTGAAGTTTTTCTTTCACCATCAAGTGCTTTATCTACGGCAGGTTTAACAAACTTTTTCATAAGATATGGTGCAGCCGCTGCCGCAGCAATTCCTCCAACAACTAAAGCGGGAGCAATTTCATCAAGATTATTTTGCTCTGCTTTCATTTCCCCACTATCGACATAATCTGCTGCAGAATCCAGATAATCTGCTGCTTTTGTAATCTTTGATTGAACCCACGCTTCTACATTTCCTTCACCTTTCATTTTTCTACGAAGTCTTTTTGCTGCAGAGATAATTGTAGAAATTTCCGAACGAGCCATTGAATGCTCGTGGTCATATGACTCTGGAAAATTTCCAGGATGAACTGTGGCAATATTATATTTTTTCTGATTTGGTGAAAGTGGTGCTGGCAGAGAAAACATATCCCAATACTTAGGACCGTATTTGCATTCCGCTCTTGTTTCACATTTATCACATTTTGGACAATATCTTATCATTCCAGTTTCCTCTTTGACCGGAACACAATTTGGGCCCATTTTTTTACCTTTCTTCTTCATACCTTTTGCTTCGTATCCATCCCAACACGCTTCACTTTTAGTTCCCCAATTATCAGCACCTACTTTACGACACTTGACAAGTGCTCCTGAAGCATATGCACTTGGCCAAACATCATATCTTGACTTTACTTTATTATAGCAAGCATCCTTTTTACCACTACCTTTTCCTGGTTTATCTTTAACTTCTTGTAAATCCATTTCTTCTTTCATTTTTTTCTTTGGATCTGTTGAAACATAAGTTGGTTTTGCGGCACCAGATTTTTCTTGTTGTCCAGGATCCGCTGCTTTTTTTCTTCTTGCCGCAGATAATCTTTCTGCTTTATTCATACTTGCTCTTTTTGCTGAAGATACGCATTTTGGAGTTCCCTCTCCAGGTTCATCACTCGCACAAGTTCCACCCGTAACAACATTGACCCAACCAGGTTTTCCTTCTTTAGATTTAGACTTTCCAAACCAAGCACGAAGACCCTCTTCATTAATTTTTACATCTTTGAATTTTTTATGTTCTTTTTTAGCAGATGCTTCCATTTTTTTGAGGCGAGTATAATAATCAGGAATTTCATCTAAATGTTGAAGAGCAATCTCTTTTGCCAATTCATGATTTTTAGTATGCTCATGCTCAATTGGTTCGCCCATATCCAATTGCTTTTGAATAAAGGAAACATCCATACGATGCTTCTTGGCAATTTGCTCCACTGTCTTATATGGTTTCAATTGCTCATTCATCTGCTAAAATTTATTACTCTTTATTATTTAGAAAACCTTGCTTAAGCAATTTGGACAATTCTGATGTTGATCCAACAAAAACTGCGTTATTTGTTACATTGTTAGTTGTTTTGATAGACTCATCTTCAACATCTTTAAGTTTTTTCTGTAAATCTATGAGTTTATCTGTTACATCACCAACACTTTTAATAAGTTGTCCTGCAACTTCATATGCTCTTGGACTTCCACCTTCCCCAGCAAGTTCCATTATTCCATTAATTGCTTCCTGCCCTTTTTCAATTAAGGAATAAAGATTTGCTCTGGTATATTCATAATCTTTTTGAATATCGTCTGTTTTTAGAGGAGATATTTTTAGTTCCTCTTTTACTTTTTCTACCTCAACAATATTACTTTCAATATTAAGAGCAGAATCTAATCCATCAAATGTATTAGTCATGAGATATTAAATGTCCCTTTGTTGTGTTGGACTATAAGATTTGGAATCTCCAAAACTTTGCCAAACTTCATTAAATCCAAATTCATCTTCTGGACCTGCGTCAATTGGATCAGGTGTAAGTGTATATCTCATCTCCCTCTTTGCAGTTGCCGTATCTGTTGAATTATAGTAATCAACTTGTACCTTACGAATAAGACCATCTGTAGAGTCAGCAATTGGACCAAACAGATAAGTTTTTACTGTAAAGTTGAGAGTATAAATTAATACTCTTCTTGTTGAAAAATCTCCCTCATAATCATCAGTAAAAGATATATTATCCAATATAATAGGAATATCTCTTTTTTCACCAATTGAATCTATTAAATCTACTGTTAGATTGAATGATGGTTGAAAATATGGAAGTATTTGCTCAACAATTTGCAAAGCATCATCTTGCAACTTGGTCATTATATTTAATTGAAATCCAATATTATATGGAACTGGAAGATAAACCTTTTTTAAATTAGTACCATCGGATGCTTTAAATGTTTGTGTGATATTTGCTTTTCTAGTAGCATCATATTGAATAGATGTCATTTCAAATGACATTCTAGGTAATGTTATAGCAATTGGTTTATTTAATTCAGGTTGTTGTTGTAACCTAGCAAGGAACTTTTGAATAGGTCCATACGCCAAATTAACCTTCATTTCACTTATACTATCACCAGAAGAATCTTTATGTCTTATATAAATCTCATTAAAAACTGTTCCAAATGCAATAACAGTTCTTCTTATA